CTCGGAAGATGTCGGGACGGAACACGTTGTGGCTCGAAGCCGCTGTAGCCGCCCTGATGGCCTTAGCCTGGACGGCAGCAGCTTCCCCGGGCATCGTGCTAGATCGGGGCTTAGGCGTGCGCTGGAAGCCCTTCACGGGGGCAGGGGAAGCAATGCCGATCCAGCTGGGCATGCTAGTCACGGTACTTACCCCCATCGGTCTCGCCGTACACGCCCTGAGTGTGAGCGTCATGGGTAGACGTGAGAGCAGCGAGCTTGTACGGATCCATCGTCCGGAAGACGATGGCCTCAAGGATGCCCTTCTCGTTGTTCTCCGTCAGGGTTGCCTTACCGCCAGGACCAGCGATCTCGGTCGGGTAGTCGGCAACGTCGTTGTTGCGAGGCTCGAACAGTTCATCCTGCGGAGTGGTGACCGCGTTGCGGTAAACGTCGCTCACTTGCCCTTCCTTCCCTTGGCGGCCATCGAGGCCATCTTCTTGGCGCCGTACTTCTTGCGGCCAGCAGCAGCGGCGATAGCCGCTCCCTTCTTGCCTCCACCGGCCGCCTTAGCGACGGCGGCGAAGCGCCCACCCTGACCGAGGGGAGCTTTCTTGTTGGGCTTAGCCATGGTTCTCCTTAAGAGAGGGCGCCCCAAGTGGCGCCACCTGCGAGTGCCCTACCGGACATGGTTACGGATGGAGGCAGGGCCGTAAGCCCTGACCCGGAGGTTGCCCATCTTGCCGTCGATACGGAAAGGTTCAGGTTGATGGTCGCTGCCTGAGCGGCGGAACCGAGGGATCTGAGCAGCGACATGGGCGTAGTCCCGTTGGACAGGAAGCCAAGGTGGTACGTGCCAGCGGGGATAGGAACCGAAGAGACGAACGGCGTGACCTTCAGGCCGGTGCTGGTCCAGCTGGCAGACTGATCGGCAGAAGAGGCCAGCAGGGTTCCCGTGGAGTTGTACAGTCCAACCAGGTTCTGCCCGGAAGTCAGGGTTGATCCTGCTGTCATCACAGCGTAGATCGCGTTGATCGCGGTGGTAGCGGTCATTACGTCGATACGTGCCATGTAGAGCTGGCCAGTCACCAGGCCGGTAGATCCCTGCCCGAGGGCGGGATCGTAGTTCCATGCGATCCATCCTGCATCGGGAGCCTGAAGCTGTTCGTTGCCTTCGATCAGCGTGAGCCTGCTGTCTTGCGTTACGTTGGTGGCCGTGTTCGCGGTGATCCTGGTGTCCTGATCGACGAACGCGGCGTTGACCGGAACATCCCAGGTGAGCGTCCCCGGAGCGATAGGTGTGTACGTCAAGAGCCGAAGCCTCCTTCTCCGAAGCCGCCCTGACCGAAGCCTTGGTTGGGTGCTAGAACGAAGTTGCTGTTGTCTGCTACGCCTGAAGAGATCAGGCAAGCCTTGGTTGCGTCGTCCACGAGGTGTTCGTATCCCCCGCGAAAGTAGTGAAGGCCAGCCGAAGGGGCTGGCCAGAAGTCAGTGTCCTGTGCGTTCGGATTGACCGGGAGATTGACTGCGCCGATCTCGTTGGTGTACGCGTCGTATCGAGTTGTTTCGTACACGCAGGGCGAGACTTCAACGACAGACAATCCCCGGTTCATCCTGTAGCGCTCCATGAGCGGGTTCCACGCGAAGGGAGCCTCAGCAACCGTAGGCGTGGTGAAGATCCATGTAGCCACTGAAGCTCCCTTTCCTCCTTGCTTAAGCGCCCGGCGCCTTGTCGGTGAGCCAGGTCGTACCGTTGTTGTACACTTCGGTGGCGCTGATGGCGCCAGCCGCACCAACCGCATGGGTGGCGACACCCACACCATTGATGTTTCCGGTGATGTTCACGACGTTGGTCGCAGTGGCATCACGGCGAATGACGTAGTTGCGACCGGGCTGAACCGTTGTGGGGTCAGGAAGGGCAACGTTCGTCGGGTTGGCGCCAGGCGAAACCGCGATGACGTAGTCGTTGTTCGTTGCTGTCGTCGCGGCGGTAACCGAACGAACCGTGTAGCTCGTATTGTCGAGACCAGACATTTATCCTCCTTGGATGGAGAGGGGCCGCTCAGAGTTTGACGACCGTAGCCCCCTTGCGAGACTCGGCCCCTCGGTTCATCAGGTAGTCGGGCGGGCCGTCGAGGACGTCTGCGCCACGATCAGGGACTCCGGACGGTACAGGCTCCAACCGGCCACGCCGTACCAACCGAGAGGCTGGAAGCGGGTGAGCTTGTCGACGACCGGACCACGGACCGTGTGGAACTCTTCAGCGACCGCTTCAGCAAGAGCCTGCTGACCAGTGAAGTACGTGTTGAACACACGAACCTGGGAACCACCAGCACCAGCACCGGCCTGGACGTTCTGGGCACGAGGCGTCTCGATGTAGCAGGCACCCTCGTACTCGCCCAGCTCGGACGCCCAGATGTTGCCGGGAGCCGAGTACTCGTGCGGCTGACGCCACGAGCCAGCGCCGGTCTCCTTCTTCAGGTCGAAGGAAGCCTGCGGGTGAACGTAGGCCGTGTAGTACGAGCCCTTGTTCGGGTGGACCTTGTTGGTGCGAAGCTGAGTGACAGCGAACCGGGCCATGTCGGAAGACAGGGTCGAGTTACCGGCAGAACCAGAGGTGCCGATAGAGGTCAGGGCAACCGGGTTGGTCGGCGTGGAGCCGAAGCCGTAGCCGATAGCACCAGTCGTACCGTCACGCCGAAGCGTCTGCGTACCCGCAGCAAGGACGTTCTGGACCAGAAGGTCAACCGAGTCGATCAGGTTCCACGCCACCTGGTTGACGAGACCGGCGGTCACGTCGGTGAACGAGAACAGGTCGAGCTTGTTGGACACGAGGATCGCGTTACCGTACTCGTTCAGAGTGACGGACACGGTCGTCGGGTTACCGGCCGCAACGGCGTCCGGGTCAACCAGCTCGTTGAGCGGGGTGATCGACTGAGCAAGGTCCTGGTACAGAGAGAAGACGACGGACGAACCCGGCATCGACTGCTGGACAGGTCGCTTGTCAGCGATCATGCGGAACATGGGCTGGGCACGGAGGGCGAACTCAAGAGCGCGGTCGTACGCGGTCTGGACGAGGTTCGCCATTGCCGTAGTGCCGGTAAAGGCGTTAGCCATTACAACTCCTTAGGTATGTCACATGCGGTTCAATCGTTCGAAAGCCGCGATGATGTCAGCGTTACTGGAAGCGTCACCGATAGAAGCCTGAGCAGCCTCGAGGTTCCCCGTCGGGGTACCGTTCTGACCTGCTTCACTCATCCGCTGGAACTGGGCCTGCATGGACGCAGGCAGTACAGGTTCAGCGGCCTGGCTCGTGTCGGCAACGGACGGGGTCTCCCCCTGATTGCCACCAAAGACGCCACGCATGGATTCAACCCACGCCTTGGCCTTCTCCGGATCGGCCTCACCGGTGTACACGTTCTGTGCACCCGGGACGCCCAGGTTCTCGAAAACGGAAGCAAGCTTGGCCTTCTCTTCGCGCTCCATGAAGCTCGTCAGCTTCGAAGTGAGATCGTCGATCTGCGCCTTCTGCTTCTCGTAGGCGGTTCGCAGTGCCTTAGGGCCGTTGAGTTCGGTGTCGTTGCCCAGGCTGCTGCCGTCGTTGTCGTTTTCGTCGAAACCCCAGTTGGTCATAGTGACCTCTCCCTTTGAGTGTGACGCCAAGAGACATACGCAGGGGTGCGTAAGCTCCGCTCGTCGATGATTGGTGTTGCGCCCGGTCTTAGCTACATCGCAAGGGGCCGGTCGATCCTTGCAATGGTGGATGGGGCGGGAGTCGAACCCGCCCTACACCATCATCCTGTTCGGTTAGCCTGAGACAATCCGCCTCGACCTGTGGCCGAACCTGCGTTGCCCGAGAAGGCGCCTCGCTCCTGCGAGAGCAGGCGCCCCTGCTTCTTCTGTGCTGTTGCGGCACCAGAGGTTCCGAAGGTCGCAGCCTCTGACTGCTGCTGGTTCCACTCCTCGCCGTAGTAGCCACCCAGGGCCTTCATGGTGTCCAGTTCACCGGCGATCTGCTGGTAGCCCTGGCGTGCCTGGTCGGCCGAGATACCCATAGTCGCAAGCTGCTCCGCGTAACCCT